AGCGTGCCGGGAATGTTGATCATCGTTGCATGGTCCGCCCAGCTATCCACCTGTTCACCGTCTGCCGCTTGCGTTGGTGTATTGACCTGGATGTCTACAGATGCCAGATGTACCCGGCTAGAGATACTATCCAATAGGCTAGTGTGTACTAGCGTATCTAACACGCTATTAGTTCCCAAACTCATGAGCGTATCGCATCCTTGTAAAGCAGTTCGTTATACTGCCACGTGTTATTAATCTGCTCTGCCCAATCGAACGCGCCGGTTAGCTCTTCGTCATCGGCTTGCTGAAACAGAAGTTTAGCCATAATCCGCAACTGTATAGCCTCCGCTGGTCCGTCCGTTGACAAGTCTAGAATCTTAATGCGCTTTTGCACCAGCACTTCATTAACAGCGATTGACATTAGCGCCTGAGCTGCCGCACGTTTAAGGTTGCTATCCAGCGCCATGTCAATGAACGCCTCAATAGCAAAGTCATTAAAAACCTTCTCAGTATCATCCAGGTCGGCAATGAGCAAACGCACCTTTGCCACATTGGTGCTAAAATCAATAAGCTGCGTCATGTTTTAAACCAGGTCAGTATCTTATTAGCGGTCGCCTTGCCGATGCCATCAATTTCTACCAAGTCAGTACCAAGTCTCGGTACTGTCTCAAGAGAAATAACGCCGGCTTCCTCAAGTGCATCCTTGCCGGGAAAGTCGTCTGGAAGAGGAGTATAAACCGGTTCCGGCTTCTCTGGCTCTTTCAACACAATCACACTCGGATCAACTTCAACAGAATATTCTACCGGAGGCGACTGGCTAAGCTGGTCTAGCTTATCCAGTATCGCCGCCAAGTAGATATCCGATACCGTTACAGGACGCGGTAAGTCAGTCATTAGCTATTACTGCCATTACTGCCTATAGCGCTTTGCGGTTCCATTACAGCGCCGCCCATCCCTAACACACCTTTATAGTGTTGGTCCATCGTGGCAAAGTCGCCAGCAGCTTGGTCAAGTCCACCACTGATACGCATAGAATTCGACGCCTTACGATATAGAACTGGCTGCTCGAATCCAGACAAGAATCCAACTTCGCCAGCCGGTCGCCCTGCGCTTGGATTAGCAAACAGCGCCCAAGTCGTGCTGCCGTTTGAAGTGCAAACAATCGGAATGTATGGATTCATCACAAGCGTGATATTGCGAATAATCCAGTTATTCACTCGAATAGTCTGGTTAGAGATGCCGCCCTTTTCAACCACATCGACAGTCAATTGATTAATCAGGTTATTAGCCGTGACATGCAGCGCCGGTCCATAAACCAGCGTAACGCCTTCAACCAAGATAGGCTCACTGTCGGTATCAGTGAAGGCGAGCAATTGAGCAAATGCCGCGCCCAGCGCGTCAATCGCCAAGTCTGCATTTGTCGCCGGTGCGGTCAAGATGTTACCGTTGCCAGAAGCAAAGAAAGTTGCATCTGGCCCAGATGAATCAAAGAAAAGTTCAGTCACGAACTTCTCAATTGTGCGACGGCCGCCTCTTCCCAATCGTTCGGGGATGCTATCGAATGCACTTAAGTCATCATTCATGATAGCACGGTAAGTCAGCTTAACAGCTTTACCGTACAATGTCGGCGAGTAAGTATAATTATCCTCTGCCAATGTATTGGTATAAGTGACTTCCTTACCCTCGACAATTTCTGTGTACTGCCCTTCTGCGCCATTAAGCGCCAAGCGTCGAACCGTGCGGAAATCTTGCAGCGGTCGCGGCGACCTTCGGCAATATTGATCCCAGTTATGGCCCAACGATTGAAAGTTGGCGAGCATCATTCTGTCTAACACGTCGCCCATCAGATACGGGAAATCGCTTGTGCTGTACGCTTCTGTTATGCGGTACAGCTCAGGGTAGTTATTCCTAATCGCAAGGTCAGATTGTCCAGACCACGATGGTGCGATTGCTTCCTTAAGCGCCCATGCCGGAGCACGTCCCATAAGAACATCGCCAAGAAATTCAACCGCCGCCGTTACCTTTGATTCATAAACCGGATCGGCATCCTGCTCACCCCATCGCCCGCCAGCGCCTTGAGAACGGCGAACGGGGGCGAAACCTTCGAGGCTTCCCTGGTCCGTTTGGTTGTAAGTACTGTTTTTATTTTCCATTCTCATAACTCCTATTGCCGGGTGTACTCTAGCCATGCAGCATAGAGATACATATCATCGTTGGCGTGTGTGCCTGGTATCAACGAAATGTTAAAGAATCCGGTAGGCGGTCCGCCGATGTTAGCGTTGGCTATGGTGACGGTATATTCTGCGATAGCAGTACCCGTTACTGCGCCGGTTGCGCCACCCATCTCAGTATCGCCAAGACCATCAAACACCTGCACATCCACGGTTGGCGTGTCGTTTGTATCTTCCATTGCCATAAGAGCATGGAAGGTAACATCGGCACTCGCATCCAAATCGGCAGGCATTGCGACGGGCGGGAATTGTGCTTCGTCCGTATCCGCCTCAGCAGTCCACATAACACGAAGCGCCTTATCTGTCGCCCCGTTTACACGTGCCAAATTCGGCGCACTATCGGAAGCCAAAAGACCGCCGTGCGCTGCAAGGTTCTGCGTATCATTGGTAGCAATCTCACGCATGGCTGTAATGTCAAGCGGGATTGTACCAGTGCGTAAAGTAGCCGTAAGCTTGGCCGCTGTAACAGCGTTTGCTGCTATCTTAGGCGTAGTGATTGAGCCACTAGCCAATGAGCCAGCGCCAGGACTGGGGGTATGATACACATTGATTCTGGTTGTCGCGTTTGCTCCAACCGCTTCAAGTGCAAACCCGAAGAAATAGCCATTTGTGCTGTCATCATTCAGGTTCGATGAAGGCGATCCGGTTCCAGTATCGTCGTAAAACACAGCAGCGCCAACAGCGATACCCGCGCCGGATGTATCATCAACGTAAAGATCAGCAACGAACGAGCCAAAATGCACAGTCGTTTCGGTTGACGCATTGCCACCGTCACCCTCGTCAGTTATGGCCATGCCGGTAAGGGCATTAAACCGTACAGGATCGCCACTGTTTGGCGCTGCGGGATTCGTTACCACCACTGACTGTTGCCAACCAGGTTCCATCTTTAAATACTTCGACATTAGTTCTTACCTCCATATCCAAGCTCGGCCAATGCCTCATCTTGCCGCTTACGGGATTCTTCAAAAGTTGGCCCGTTCTGCGCTTGTGGCGCTGCACCTTGCCCGGTAATCTGACCAGTCTGTCCGCTAATGGCGGCAACTTCTGCACGCGCTTCTGTCACGGCTAAGGCGATAGCAACCGTATAGGCCGCTTCGTCAATTGCACCGTCCACGACTGGCGGGGTGACGAGCTGCTTGGCCAGACGTTGCCGGGTCAAATCTGGCAAGTCAGCCTCAGCCAATGCTCCAGCCACAAAGCCAACCGCTTCTTGCAATAGCAGCCGTTCGTGTAGCTTGGCATTCTCGGCAGTCAAATCTGCCACAGTCGCCACCGCTTCCGTTAGTTGGTCTTGCACTTCCTTGAGTTCTTCGTCCATAATATCATGCTCCTGTGTAAAGTCGTCATCGTCATCTTCTTCTAGCTCTACCGGGTCAGCCAACTTTACCGCATCCGGCGCGCTTTCAAATACCTGCAATATAGCGCCACCTGCTCCCGGCGCTGTAACAAAATCAATGCTTTTCCCTTTCGTTATTTCACCAACTAACGGCCCATCTCTGCCCTCAGCCGTGCCGGTTGTCTGCGTGCCCATACCGCGTATCGAAACGCCGATATGCTCGGCTATCTGGTCAACAGCTTCGGCATAGCCGGCAAAGACGCGAGCGTCGGTATACATCCCTGGCCCTTCTGCGCCAGCTTCCTCCCATCGCGGCAATGCAACGGTAACGGCTGCCAAGCGTGACAAGTCACCTTCAGGGCGTCCAGCTTCTTCAGTCGGCGTGTCGTGATTCCAGAACATATGAGTGCCGGGAGGGAATGCACTCGGTATATCCCGCTGTAGAATCTCGGGAGAGTAGTATCCAGAACTGCCCCACCCAGGGGAGATAATTTTGACGCCAATGGTGCCGTCACGCCTGACAGCGCGCTCGATGAGGGGGGTAAAATCGCTTCTAATGATGTCACTCATATGCTACAGGATAGCATATGGTCATACCATCTCATGGTATTTTGGATTAATAGGGGGATATTGAATCAGTTCGTTCGACGTAATACCAGTGCCCTTCGTCATAATAAATCGGCAAAACGCGGCTTATCTCTTCCAGGTCACGATGGATATTGCGTGATGATGTAGTCATTTGCTCCGCAAGGTCGCTGGCACATAGTTCCCGGCGGGTCAGCAACAGCATGGTAAGCGTTGCGATGCGCTCACCGCGTGTCGATTCATTTAGAATCATGTCATTCTATATAGCCTTCAACCTTAAAATAGTGCGATACCAAATCGGAGAAATCATCATTTAACACAACCTCTAGCCGTTCGTTGCTGTCACCATCCAAGCGGATAAACTGACCCGATTTCGAGAACGTCCACCGAGCGTGTAGGTATTCGTTGCCAAGGCCAAACGTTGAAACAGTCATGTCATAACATAGCCGCGCCCAGTGGGTGTTGATCTTGATTGGCAGCCCATCCAACAGATCAAGTATTGTCCCGCTATCATTCTGTATCCGCATAGCTATTCCATTCGTGAGCGTTATCCCATTGCCATAACTACCACTATCAAATGAGCCGGTATCCTCAACAAATGGAATCATCCTTGATAGCCTGTAAATGGTTCCCGCCGGCGGCTGGATGTAGAATATCTCAGCACCAGCGCCAGCGTCGTGATATTCACCAACTGCCGACTTGGTGCCCGTGCCATCTCCGTTCGTATCGAGGTATCTGTTAATCCGCGCCTTTTGTGCGCCGGTAGATGATATGCTGATTGGTGACGCTATGCCACTAATCGCAACCGGCTCCCTAATATCTCTGATACGATAAAAGTCTTGAAGTGTTGGCATAGTCTATTTATCCCCTAATTACTACGGCCCCGATCCAAGGCTTTGATGATTTATTAATTACAACATAGGCACCACCATTCTTAAACGCATTGGGGGAAATGAGAAAGACAGGAGCACCACCAAGAACGCCGCAAACATAATCAGGTTCATAATCGCCAGCTATGATTTCTCGGTAAAGTTTCAATTCTTTGTCGAGTTCGTCTTGGGTCTCAAAATCGTATTCTACCTTTTGCCCCTGCGGTAAATGTATTGTCATTCTGTATTCTGTCATCTATTTCTTTCTCCGATAAAGGGAAGTACAGCGACAACCGGGATCTGTCGGGGGATGCTCACCACCAGACGAAAAGACAAAGCCTACTTCTTGCCAGCCCTCCGCCGCGCTTGCCCTATGGCTATCTCTTACGCGATTGTCGCCGGCCGTTAACCATGCCGTTTCCATGTCAAGCCCATGCTTAGATAGCCGGTCAATCATAACCCGCTGCCCTGTTTCATAAGCATCCCGCAATTCATACACGGCAATGCGCCGTGCCCTTGTACTTGTCATGCCGTCAAAGCCGGTCTTTATTTGCCGCGCCAACCTGCCATACGACCAGCCATCCTCGACGCCATGAGTGATGAGGGAGCGCATTCTATCCTTCGTCACATCGTTAATCTTCGTCACCTGCTCGGCTGCGTGTTCGCTTGCATACGTGATAGCCTCTGGATTCATCACGTCAAAGCCAAAGCCGATAAGGTCGTCAGTGGGAATGTCCAGAGCGTCCATTAGACCGTCGCCCCCGGCCTCTAGTCCGTCGCTAATAGCCTCTTGCATAGCCTTAGTCATCTCTGACCATGTTGCAGTCTGGCCGCCTGTTAGAGCGTTAGCCATCGTCTTGGGACTGGACGCCTCGGCAAACTGACCCTTGAATTTATTCATTGCCTTAAGGAAGGATGTGCCTTGCTTCTTGAACGCCTTAGCCATAGCCCTTTCAAGTTTAGCCGCTGGCTTGGTAACTGCCCGGTCCCGCTTATCAGCCTGGTCAGCTTCCAGGAA